GTTAAATTAAACTGACTTTGGCACACAAAGGGGGTGTATCTGACTATATGTCACGAGATGAACAAATTAAAAAACGAATGGCAGAACTTACACAGATATACTCGCCGTTGTCTGCGGAAAAGATGTCTTTGGCTCTGCCACTAATACAAAATGCCGTCTTTATCGAATTCCAAATGAGGGATTTGCAGGACATCATCGATGATGAGGGCTATATCGATGAATATCAGAACGGAAACAACCAATTTGGGAAGAAACAATCCGCATACCTACAAGCATATAACGCTTTAGTGAAGAGTTATAACATGATCAATACAAGACTTGAGGGAATGCTACCGAAGACAACAGGCAAGTCCAAATTGGATGCCTTGATGAATGAATAACTACATTTTAGAACGCTATCAGCGAATAAAAGACGGCACAGACATTGAGGGCAAACACATAACTCAATGGTACGAATATATCGTGAAAGGACTAGAGAAAAAGTCCTTTTTCTTTGACCAGAAGAAAGCCAACAAAGCAATCAAATATATTGAGAACTTCTGCCATCATCACGAGGGCGAGTTAGCACCTGGATTGATCAAATTGGAATTATGGCAGAAAGCCGACCTGTCAATCATGTTCGGTATTGTTGACTCCAATGGTTTAAGACAGTTTAGGGAAGTCTTTCTAGTAATGGGGCGAAAGTGTGGCAAGTCACTATTGGCTTCCGCTATATCTTCCTACATGGCATTTTTAGATGGCGAGTACGGAGCAAGATTATTCTTTGTTGCTCCTAAATTGGATCAAGCGAGAATCTGCTATGACGGATTCTTTCAGATGGTCAAAGCCGAGCCGGAACTGTCTTCTCTGTGCAAGAAGAGAAGAACAGATGTCTATATCGAATCGACTAACACTTCCATTCAGCCTTTAGCATTTAACGCTAAAAAGAGCGATGGCTTGAATCCGCATTTAGTTGTCTGTGATGAGTTAGCCGCATGGCAAGGCGATCAAGGCATCAAACAGTACGAGGTATTAAAGTCCGCATTAGGAGCAAGAAAGCAACCGATGCTTCTATCGATCACAACCGCCAACTATGTTGATGGCATCTATGACGAATTGATGAAGCGATCAACGGCGGTTTTAAACGGAACTTCAAAAGAGAGAAGACTCGCACCATTCCTATATCAGATCGATGATGTAGAGAAATGGAACGATATAAACGAGTTGAAGAAGTCCATGCCGAATTTGGGTGTTTCCGTTTCGGTGGATTATATGCTTGAGGAAATCGCCATCGCAGAGGGTTCTCTCTCAAAAAAGAGTGAGTTCCTTACTAAATATGCGAACATCCGGCAGAACTCAAGTGTGGCATGGTTGGATGCACAGACCATCGAAAAATGTGTAAGAGAACCGCTTAAACTTGAGGACTTCAGAAATTGCTACGGAGTATTAGGCATAGACCTCTCAAGGACTACGGACTTAAGTAGTGCGGTTCTGTTAGTTGAAAGAGATGGAGTTATCAACACGTTCGCAAAATTCTGGTTACCTGCGAACAAGATAAACGATGCTATAGCAAGGGATGGTGTTCCCTACGATGCATATATCAAACGTGGCTTTTTAGAGCCGAGCGGCGAGAATTTCATCGACTACGAAGATGTGTTTAAGTGGTGCAGGGAGTTGATTGAGAAGTATAGAATCTATGTCCTTGAAGTGGGATATGATAGGTACTCTGCACAGTATCTAGTGAATCAATTAAATCAGTACGGATTTCATACGGATGACGTATTCCAGGGATGGAATTTATCAAATATCTGCTATGAGTTGGAAGCGAGAATGAAAGACGGAGTTATCAACATCGGTGATAATGATTTGCTAAAACAACACTTCTACAACTCCGCACTAAAAATCAACACCGAGAATGACCGATGCCAGTTGGTCAAAGTCGAGCCACGTTGCCATATAGATGGCATGGCGGCGATGTTGGATGCGATGTGCATGAGAGACAAATATTGGAACGAAATTGGTCGGCAGCTGACCAACGAAAGGAGAACTTAATGGGACTCATGAGTTGGCTCTTTCCTAAAGAAGAGCCTGTCAAACTTAAAAATACAGAACAGTTCAAATTGCTGACCGCATACGAGCCGATCTTTCACGATCATATTGGTTCTGTGTATGAGTCAGCACTTGTAAGGTCGGCAATCGAAGCCAAGGCAAGACATATCTCAAAACTTAAGGTAGAGTTACAAGGCGAAGCACAACCGAATCTTAAAGCGAAAATAAAACATACACCGAACGATTGGATGACTTATCCTCAATTCTTGGCTAGGTGTTCAACGATCCTAGATTGTACCAATAATTTATTCATTGTTCCTGTCCAAGATGAGTATTTGCAGACCATAGGGTTTTTCCCTGTTCTGCCGGAAAGAGTAAAACTCGTAGAAGACAAAAAAGGAAAGTTATGGCTGCAGTACAGATTCTTAAACAATCAGACAGGAATCGTTGAATTCGACAGATGTGCCTACCTCAATAAGCATCAGTTCAAATCCGACTTCTTCGGCGAATCCAATCATGCGTTACGTTCGACAATGGATTTAATCGCCATCAACGAACAAGGAATTGAAGAAGCGGTCAAGAATAGTGCTAGTTATAGGTTCATGGCGAGGATTTCCAATTTCTCAAGTCCAGAGGATTTAGCGGAAGAAAGGCAGAGATTCTCAAGAGAAAATCTTAAGGCAGAGAACGGAAACGGCGGTTTACTGTTATTCCCAAATACCTACCAAGATATTCGCCAATTAGAGAATTCGCCATACACACCAGACGATAAACAGATGGACTTAATAAAGAATAATGTTTTCGACTACTTCGGTGTGAATGAGGATGTTATTCAAGGAAAAGCCGAGTCCGATCAATTGGATGCGTTCTTCAATAGTGCGATTGAACCTTTCGCCATCGCATTGAGCGAAGCACTTTCTAAAGCGATCTATACCGAGCGTGAAAGAAGTTTCGGCAATCATGTCTATGTGAACGCAAATAGATTGCAGTATATGTCACAGACGGCGAAAGTTACTGTCGCAAGGGATTTAGGCGATAGAGGAATCCTTACAATCAACGAAATAAGAGAGTTATTTAATTACGCACCATTACCGAATGGTGATGTTGCTTACATAAGAGGTGAATACAAACCGATAGAAGAAGAACCGATGGAAGGAGAGTCCAATGACGGAACTGATACAGAAGAAAATTGAAAATGGTAGAGAGTACCGATCAATGACTATGAACGTTGCTGATGCCGATGAATATATGGTAGTTGGCTACGCTACTACGTTTGATGATCCGTACCATCTCTACAACACGATGGATAAGAACGGAAATGAGATCGAAGTCAAGGAATTGGTAAGCAGAAATGCTTTCGACAATACCGACATGAGTGATGTCATTTTCCAATATGACCATGAAGGTCGAGTCTTCGCAAGGTTATCCAACAAAACGATGACCTTGGAAGCCGATGAACATGGTCTTTTAGTTCGTGCCTATTTGGGTGGCACGGAAATCGGTAGAAACCTTTACGAAGAAATTAAAGGTGGCTATACAGACAAGATGAGTTTCGGCTTTACAGTTGCGAAAGATCATATGTCTTTTGACGGCAACGGCTACGTTCGTAGTATCGATGCCGTTGGGAAACTGTATGATGTTTCAGCCGTAAGTCTGCCACAGAACGGCAACACCGAGATCTATTCTGCTCGTAAACACATTGACGGAGTTATCGATGAGTTGGAAACGGAGAGAGCAAGAGCAGAAGAAGAGATGAGGATGCTGAACGAGAAGAAGGAGAGTCTTTTGGCAAAACTCAAAGCCTTGAGAAAGGAAGAAACAGATGGACATTAAAGAAATGCAGATGGAAGACATCGAAAAGCGTTCTCTTGAAATCGAAGAAGAGATGAGCAAGGAAGATGCCGACATCGATTCTCTTACGGCTGAAGTTGGGGAACTTGAAAACCGCAAGGCTGAAATCCTCGCAGAAGTCGAACAGAGGAAAAAGGAAATGGAAGAAGCCTTAAAGTCTTCCACAGAAGTTGAGGTCATTGAGACCGAAGAAAGGAAAAACACAATGGATAAAGAATTCCGCAATTCTAAAGAGTACATCGATGCCTTTGCAGAATATGTAAAGGGTGATGATCGTGAAATGAGAGAATTGCTCACTACTCATGCAAATGGAACAGTCGAAGTTCCAGACTATGTTTCTGATCGTATTAGAACCGATTGGGAAAATCTGCCGATCCTGTCAAGAGTAAGAAAAGTCTCTATCAAGGGCGACTATACTGTGCAGTATGAAGCATCCGCAACAGGTGCAGTTAAGCACACCGAGGGCGATACGAGACCAAGCGAGGAGGTTCTCGAACTTGCAAGTGTCAAATTCATCTCTGAATACTACAAGAAATGGATAAAAGTTAGTGACTCCGTTCTCGCTTTAAGAGGGGAAGCATTCCTCGATTATCTCTTAAGAGAATTTGAACATCAGATCGGCTTAGCGTTAGAAAATGCTATCGTTGCAGAAATCAAAGCATCTCCGTTAGCTGCAAAGGTTACCAATCCGATCGACAATACCGCAGTCATGGCGGCTTTCGCACAGTTAAGTGATGAAGCAGCTAATCCTGTTGTCATCATCTCCAAAGCGAACTACGCAGCTATCATGAACGAAAGAACAACCGCCGGAGCAAAGATCGAAGATCCGTTCAACGGTTTGGAAGTCCTGTTCAACAATACTGTACAGGGTGTGCTCGTTGGCGATCTGAGTGGCGTTGAAGTCAACTTCCCAGATGGATATGATTTCAAATATATCATCGATGACAAGACCTACGCTGAACACGATTTAGTTAAGATCGTTGGCAAGGTCATGGCATCTATGCACCTCGTTCAGCCGAACGGCTTCGCAGTTGTAAGAAACGAAGGATAATAATGAGAGTTAAAATCACAAAGCCATGTGTTATCAAAGTGCTTCCAGGGTCTGAAGTAGAAATCACGGAATATCAGTTTAGGTTTATATCTGATTACTGCGAGATCGAACAGAAAAAGGAAGTTCCAGAGAAAGCGCAAAGAACAACAAGAAAGGCGAGGAAGTAATTTTCTCGCCTTTTATAAGGAGTAAGTATGAACACAATAATCGAAAAAGTTAGGCTTGCCCTGCGTATCGTTACAACCGATTTTGACAACGAAATCGAAGACCTCATCAACTCCTGTCTTAAAGATTTAGGAATTGCCGGAATAACCGAAACAGACACCACAAATCCACTCTTAATTCGTGCCATCATTACCTACTGCAAAGCAAACTTCGGTGATGAAACCGAAGCGAGTTATGACCGCTTAAAGGCATCCTATGATGAACAGAAAGCACAGATGTCGATGGCAACAGGCTATACCGAGTGGTTCCGATGAAAAAGAGTGA